TCTTCGTCCGCGCCTGACGGCGCTCCGGCGGCTCTGCCGAAAAGGTCAGCGCCTTGCGGATGAGGTCTTCGGTCTCCTCGCGGGTGAAGCGCTGTTCCTCCTCTACCCGGCGTCCCTGCAGAAGCTCAGCCACCGTCACGTTCAGCTGCTCGGCCAGCGGCACCAACAGCGAGATGTCCGGCACACTCAGTCCCCGTTCCCACTTGCTGACGGCCTTGTCGGACACGTACAGCGTCGCGGCAAGCTCCTTCTGGGTCATTCCTTTCTCCCGGCGGATGGAGCCGAGCCGGTTGGCAAGGTAAGCATTCGCATCATTTTTGGCGCTGTGCCCGGTATTCAGCGCCCGAAGCGCGGAAGATTCAGACCGGCGGCGCTCGCCCGGCGTAGCAACGTCAAAAGCAGCGGACTGGATATTATACAGGTCAAGCATCGTCTTGACCTCCCGCCCCAGCAATTTCGCGCATTCAGCCTTGGCGGCCTTATTTCCGGCCATGGCCGAGGTGGCAAGCTCGATCCACCGCGTCGGCGCTCCGATGCCCTGTGCTTCGATCTTCGCCTTGAGTTCATTCCGCTCCTTGTAAACAAGCTCCATTTCCATGTTCCTTCCTCCTTCTGCCGGCCTTGGCCCGCCCGGCGGGGTCTGGGTTAGCGAGCCCCAAGATACTCGATGTGGATGTTGCCCTCTGCGTCGGCGACAAGCAGATAGTCGCACTTGTCGTCATGGGCGTACTGCTGCCAGCATCCGTGTTCGCAATGCGGATCACCGTCCTGCTGCCAGATGTCAGGCTCGTAATACGGCTCGCCATCAATGACGAGATCGGTTATCTCTTCATCGTCATTATTATTAATCAACCAATCGTTGACCATATCTTTCACATCATCAACAGTATAGAGACTCATCGGATAATGATTGTAAGTCATTTTTACTTCCTCCTTCGTTTTGCCCGCCCGGCGGGGTCTTGCGGCCCTCGTGACCTCCGGGGCGGGCAAAAGTCAAAATATATGATGCGCCACAAGCAATGCCGTATCGTTGTCCCAACACACTTCTTCGCCTGCGTCCTCATACGCCTTGAATTCTTCGTAATGCTTTTTGTAGAACTCAACGTTGTACTCGAACAGGTTCTTGATTGCAATGCGTTCCGTCGCTTCTACGCAAGGAAGAAGCTGGTAGCGTCCGCCAGTCCTCGAACAGTAGCGTACAACAGCGCAGGAAATGCCATTCTTCGAAGTATACAGCCGCTCGACAATAGCCGCCCTGAAAATCCATCCGTTCCAGCCTTGACGCATCGGCGCAAAGCAATGATGCGGGAATTGCACCACGTCTCCGACCTTAACGTTTTTTGCCTGTTTCATTTCTCCGTCCCTCGCTTTCTGCCGGGCTTTTACCCGCCCGGCGGGGGCTTTATTTTTACGCCTTTACGATCTGGCCGTCGGCATTGATATTCGCTACTTTGTAGCCATTGATAACACCGGCCATAAAGCTTTCCTGACTGGTGGCATAGATTTCCATCGTCGCATAATTCAGCCAATAGGCCTTCCCGCGGTACATGATGGCATAACCCTTCATCAGATAATCCTTTTTGCTGTTCAGGTACTTCATTTTTATTTCCTCCATCATTTGGTTTTTCTTTTTATTCTGTGCTCCTTAGCACAGTTATATAATACCACAATACTAGTAGTACGTCAATACTATTTTACGATTTTCTTCAAAATTTTCAAAAAAATAAAGCCGGGGAATGATCCCCGGCGTTGATTTTTACAGGTGGCGTTCTACTGTTCCCCGCCACCTATTCACGATGTTTTGCACGGTTCTTGGGCTGATTCCGAGCTCGTCGGCGATCTGCTCATAGCATATGCCGTCGAGGTATTTACGTTTCAGCGCCCTGCGGTCTCGCTCGCTGCGAACCCACAGATCAATGACCCTCTCGTAATCCTGCCGCCCGTGCTCCATTGGTTAGCCCTCCGCGACCTCGGCAGGATCGGCAGCGGAGGCTTCCTCAGGCGGTTTCTCAGTCTTTGCCACGCTCTCTTTGTCCGTCAGGCCCTCGGCGATGATGTACGCCAGCACGCCTGCGCCCGCCATGATGATGGCCGTGATCTGGCCCACCTGATTTTCGGTCATGCCCTGCGCCATCAGCAGCATGGAGACAAATTCCACGATGGCGGCCCAGAATTTCCGCGAGGTCAGTTTCCGTTTGATGTCTTCCCAAGTCATGATTCCCACTCCTTTATGCCCGGAAGGGCAGTTTTTTTACCGTTTCCATGACGCGCTGGGCGCTCCCGTTGCCGCCGCGCTCCCGGTACGGTACGTACAGATAGTCGTTGAGATTTTCATACTCGTCCTGCGTGATGTAGCCGCGCTCGATGTACTTCAGTCCCAGGTAGCAGATGCGGTCATGCGCAAGGCCGACCAGCAGCCGCGTGTTTGCGTCGTGCTTGTTCATCCTGCTCTGGACCAATGCCCAGAAGCCGGAGGAAGCCACCACCGAGCATACGACCGTTACAATCATTTGTACCCAATCCATTTTCATCAGCTCCGATCTGTTGTTGTGATTATCCCATGGCCAGAAATCCCGACATCATCCAGCCCGTCCGCCGGATGCCGTCCGTGCATAGCGCCGTGATCTGTGACCATTCTTCGCCCTGCTGGCGGATGGTAACAGGCGTGTCGCTCCGCACGTGCCAGTACAGGTTCTCGCCCTGACTGGGCTTGTTCCGCAGCTTCACCGGCAGACCGTTTTCGGCGTACACGGTGGCCTCCGTCATGGGGTCGATGTGTTCCACCGGCTCTGGATCGCTCTTCGCCTCCCACGGGCTGGCCCAGTGCGTCCACGGGTAGTCCCTAACCGGCTGATGCACCACGCCGTAGGCCGTGCCTCTGGCATGGACGCAGGTGCCGTCCCCCAGTGCGAGGCCGGTATGCTGCATGATGGAGCCTTTCTGCCGGTACAGATACACCACCTCGCCCTCCGGCAGGCTGCCGATGGTTCCTTTCCGTTTCCACGGGGCCTTGCGCCACTGGCTGGTGGCCCCGCTGGGCAGCTCCACCCCCGCGGCCTTGGCGGCGTAGCGGGTCAGCTGAGCGCAGTCCCACACGGGCCGCCCGTCCCACTTGGCCCCGGTGACGAGGATGTTCTGCGCCTGATCGGGATACTGCTGGGCCTGCTGCCGCCGGAAGGCCGCCGAACAGGTCTGGCCCTTGGCCCCGTAGATATACCCCTGTCCGATCTTCGACCGGGCAAAGGCAGCGGCTCTCTCGCCAGTCATAACTCGCTCCTTCCCGCCGCCAGAAGCGCGGCCACCACAAAGCCGATCAGGCCGCCGACGATAAAGCCGACCACAAAGCCGATCATGGTTTACTCCTTTCCATTCGGCAGGGGCGGATCGCTCCGCCCCAGCCTGTTCGGGTCATTCCGCTTCAGCCGTGCCGCCGTATTCGGTGGGCACCAGCTCCGGCAGGCCGCTGTCGATCAGCACTTCCGCAACGCCCTTTTTCAGGGCCTTCGGCACCTGCTCAAAAGTCGTCTTGCCGAGAATGACCCTCTGCGCGAAAAACATAGCCATCATGATACACCATTCCTTTCCAAAGATGATTTTTATCGCGAACAGCTGAATTGTTGTTATCGCCTTACTTAGCTGTTTCATCCGCGTACACCACCGTAGCCATTTCGGCGATACAGTCCTCGATGAAATCGTTTCGGTCGCTGATGGCCTTGATCTGGGCTTTCAGCATGGGGATGTCCTCTTTCAATGTCTGGGCTTCCTGCTGCGCCACCGCAAGGGGGCTGTCCAGTTTTTCACCGCCCCGGTAAAAATGCTCTCCGTCGTAGGTGTCGCCGATGGCCACCGGCAGCTCCCCACAGGGAACCGCCCCTTCAAATTCCGCCGCGCTGGGCGGGTACAGCACCATCACATTCGTTACCACGCCGTTTTCCACCAGCGCGTAAAACGTCTCGTTCATGCTTCTTCCTCCTTACCGATGATTTCGGATCACGGCAATACCGCTGCCACCCTTGCCGACGCTCGTCAGGTTGTAGTACATGCCGCCCCCACCGCCGCCGGTGTTGGCCGCGCCGCTGGTGGGCTGGGCATTCGTGCCGCTGTAAGCGCCGTTGCCGCCGCCCCCGCTGCCGCCCTTGGCCTGTGCGGAGCCGTTGCCGCCAGCACCGCCGCCGCCCGCGTACAGGGTGCCGCTGCTCTCGCCGAACTCCCGCGTGGTCGTCCCCTGTCCTTTTCCGGGGGAACCCCAATGATCGATGCCGATGTTGGCGGCGTCCTGCGGGTCGCCGTTGCCGCCGTTGGAGCCGCCGTTGTTCACTTGATTGTTTCCGTAGGCTCCGCCTCCGCTGCCGCCGCCCAGCTTCGTACCGCCGTTCGCCGTCACGCCAAGGGCGCTGGTGCTTCCGCCCGACGCAAAGGCGCTTTGTCCGCCCGCGCCGATCACGATGCTGTAGGCCGTGTTCACCGCCGCCTGAATGCTCTTCTGGGTCTTGGTATAGCCGCCGCTGCCCGCCTTGCCATAGCCGTTGTTCCCGTCCCAGTTGCCGCTGCCGCCCGCGCAGCCACCACCCACGCAGAACACGTCCAGCTTGCCGTCCCACTTGCCAAGGTTGGTAAATTTCAACGTGCCGCTGCTTTTGAACTTGATGCGCCAGTTGCCGCTTCCGTCGTCGATCTTCTCGCTTGTGCCGCTGTAGGTGTAGGTCATGTTGGGGTTCTTCACCGTCAGCGTTGCCACCCGGCTGGTCACTTCCCCGGCCTTGTTTTTGACCACGCAATAGATGGTCGCAGTGGTGGCCATGGTCAGGCCCGTCAGGTTCAGCACTGCCGCCGTCGCATTGGTGATGATATTCCCATTTTTGTACCACTTGTAAGTGTATTCCGCCGGTACGCCGTCTGTTGCAATTTGCACCTGAAAGGTCGCCGTTTCTCCCGCCCAGATAGTCAGATCAGCCGGGTAGCTGGCGTTCAGTACCGGCAGCTTCTTTGCCTCACCGGCCCGGCGCACGATATAACAGTCGCCCATTATCTCACCACCTTAATTTTGATCGGGATGTCGATATCCGGCTTAGAACCGAAGACCACTGTAACCTTGTTTGCCCCAGCCGTGGCCTTGAACAGGCTCACCCACACGTCGGATAGCGCCTGCATATCCGCAAGGTCGGTGACGGCGGCCATGTTGATGTCCACAAACGGCGTATCGCTGCCCAGAAGCCCGGTGGCGGTCACGTCCTGCGTATAGGGGGAGCTGCTCGACCAGCCGGAGGCCGACAACGTGCCGGTAAATTCCAGCAGGTTCACCTTTTCGACGGTGTCATACACCGTCTGGATGTTCTCTTCCAACTCCGCGATCAGGGCGGCGGTCTGGGTCTGGGCGCTGGTCAGGGTGGCATTGACCTTCGTCTGTACGTCGCTCAAGGCGCTGTCGATGTCCCCCAAAGCGCTGTTCAACGCGTTGCTGAACTGGCTCTGCATCACGCTGGTGTCGATGCCCGTCACGCCGTCGCGCATCAGGCCGCAGACGCTCTCATTCAGCCGCTCGTCGGTGATATTTCCGGCATTGATGGCCGACGCGCCCGCTGCAACGGCGATCTTCGCCAAGCTGATCTCATAGGCCACACTGTCCCGCTGCAGGGCGGGAGCAGACGGAGAAGCCGCCGCCGTGCCCTTTTTGATGTAGGCGTAGCATTTGTTGTTTAGCATTTCCAGCCGGATGCACACCCGGTCGATGCGCTTGTACTGCGCGTCCGCCAGCGATACCGTCAGGGCCTTGCCCGCCGTGTTGGCGTACACGCACCCGGCATAGTCGTTATAGTGGAGCCACGCAACGCCAGCCCCCAGCGTGACGTTCATGGTTCCGTCCGCTGTCACGGCCAGATGGCCGTTGGTGTACACGCCGCTGGTGCGCGTCGCAAACCACAGCTGCGCGTCCTCCGCTGTATAGGCGGTATTTTCCAGAGGAAAACTCTTTTCAGCCATTTTTCACGATCTCCCCTTTCACATAATTCAAGGGCTTGTCTCCAATCACTACTTTGATTGTCTCCACCCCTTGCCGGTTCTCGTATTGGTATTCCGTGATCCGCGCATCAAAGCGCAGGCCGTAGCGCTGGCTTTTACACGTCACCTTATCGCCCAAATCGCAGCGGTGACCGAACTCATTCGCCGATAGCTCGCATTCGAAGCACAGGGCGTTTTTGTGCTCCTGCAGGGCCTTGATGCCGATCTGCTTCTGCCGTTTCTGCCAATCGGGGTTGGTCTCATCCTCGCCCTGATCCTCGCCGGTCACCAGCAGCTCCCGCCGCTGAGACGCTCCCGCTTCGATTGCCTCCGGGGAGACATACTCGTAATACACGGTGCGCGGGTCGTTGTTGGCCGCGCCGGTCACCAGCGCCACGTTCTTGTATACGTCGTCGTCCTCCGATACGGTCAGCTGTTTCAGGTTGCCGTACTCCTGCGAAAACACCACGCCGCCCACGCCGTCCTTGTACGTGCGGTCGGCCCCTTCGTAGACCTCAATCAAGTTGGTCTTGTTGGCGCGGTCGAAGTTCGCCCGGATGCCGTATTCCGTCTGGCCAAGCACTTCCTCCGCCGCTTCCAGCAGGTCTTCGCCCTCGATTTCGCATTCATACTCCGCCGTCAGCCCCTTCACGGCGGCGGTGGTGACGTTGAGCCAGCGCAGCTCCGCATTGATCATGCCATACACGGCGCTTTCCACGTTGGTCACGCTGTACGCGTGGGCGATTGTCCGCCATGTCAGCAGGTGCAAGGCCGTGTACCCGCCCGCCGTGATGGTGTTCTGCTCGGTGTCCCGCTTGACGCTGATGATCAGCATGGCGGCGGGGCGGTCGGCCCGGTACAGATACCAGCCGCGGCGCAAAAGGCCCGCGTATTTGTCGGTGTCGTACACTTCCAGCGTAAACCCGCCCTTGTCCGTGTACTGCTCCGTCCATGTCAGGTCGATCCAGTTTTCAATTTGGCCACGATAGACAAAATCCGAATCAAACACATGCAAGATCATCCGCTACACCCCCGCATACGCCGGTCGGAAGCTGATGGAGGCCCGCAGCGTGTCGCCGCCCTGATCCGCGTCGGTCTTGATATGGTTCTGGCCGGGCTGCAGCTTAAAGGGCACAGACGCGATATCCAGATACTGGAACCCATCGCTCTCGGTGCCGTCCGTCGCCGTCAGGGTCACGGACAGTTCCTCCCCTTCGTTGCTGATGGTCACCTGCTCCCCGGCGGCCATCGTCCGCATCACCCGCACCATTTCGCCGGTCACGATGTTCTTCACATACGGGTTTTTCGCTTCCAGCAGCGCGAGGAAGTTCACCGTCCAATACGTCGGCGCTTCGCCCTCGTTGTTCACGGTCACATAGCCCACTTGCGCCAGCCTGGACATATAAAAGGGGTTGGGGTCTGAAATGTTCCACGGGAACATGAACTGCGGTTCATAGCCCACCAGCACTTTGTTTTTCCGCACTGCGTCCCGCCAATAGGGGAAGGGGGCGTACAGACTAAAGCTGAACTTCGCCCCGTAGGGCTGGCGGTCGATATCCGGCGAAGATTTGACGTACACTTCCATTTCGTATTCGTCATTATAGATCAGTCGGCCCTTTGCCAAAGGGGCAATGACGTGGTTCAGTTGCTCTCGCAGCCCGTCTGATTTCCCGTTGATCGAGCCTTTGAGGGTGATCGTTTTCGGGCTGACGTTCTGGTGCTGCAGCACCTCGCCGATCTCCCGGTTGGATTTCGTGGTTTGGAACTCCACGTTCTGCGCCCCGTAGGACGTGACTTTTTCGATGTACGCCCCAGGAGAACCGGCGTTAAAGGTCACGCTGCCGATGTCGTTTTCATATACCAGTTTCGGGATCATCCCCGCCACCTCCAATCATCCACGGCGTTCCGCACGGCCTGTGCCACTTCGTAGGGGTTATTGGTATTCCCGCTGATATTGATGGTCAGATTGATGGGCTGCTCCGTCTGTGCAGGCGTGGTCAATGCCCCGATCCCGGCCAGCGACGGCATTCTTTCGCCGCGCCAGATCGCCGCCTGCGAGGCCGTCAGGACGGCTTCGTTTTTGTGCAGGCGGGATGTATAACCGTCGTATGGGACACGCCGCAGGCCGCTGGCTTTGTGCTTGGGTGCGCCGCTATATCTTTCAGGATGTGCTTTTACATACCACGGTACTACTTCTCCTCCGCCAAGCCCTTGACCGTTTTCAAGGCCGAGGGCAGTGTTTATTTTGTTTACTATTGGCGTAATAGCAAAAGTCAAAGTACGCTCTACGCTGTCCCACCAGTTTGTGATGTTATTCCATAGATCAGTAAGCGTCTGTTTGATGGTCTCCCAATCTGTAACGGCGACTTGGATAGCAAAATTGAACGCATCCACAAGGCCTGTTTTCATGGTTTCCCAGCCATCTTTGACGCTTTGGACAACGGTGGGCCAGTCGGGAAGATCAATGCCAAGCGTCGCCTTAAAGTTTTTCTGTATCCAAGGCCAAACGGTGTTTTGCCAGCCGTCGGAAATAGCGTCCCCCGCAAGCGAAAAAACGCTCTGGAATACTTTGCCGGTATTCACCAGTAGATTCCCGGTGGCCTTCGCAACGTTTTTGGCGGTATTCCATGCCGATTCTCCAAGCCCCTTTACAAGCGAATCAATATCTGCGTTCCCGTCTGATAGACCTGTCAGAAGGTTGTCCCACGCGGCTTTTGTAGCGTTCCAGCTGCCGGAAATGGTTTCGGAGGCTTCTTTTTGTGTCGTGCCGGTGATCTCCATCTCATCCTGTATGACATGGATGGCTTCGATGATGTCATTCAGGTTCTTGATGTTGTATTTCTGCCCGGAAAGTTTCTGCGCATCACGGAGAAGCCGTTTCATTTCTGATTGTGTGCCGCCATAGCCCAGTTTCAGGTTATCCAGCATGGTGTAGTTCTGCTTGGCGAAGCCCTGATAGGCGTTCTGGATGCTTGCCATGTCGGTGCCCATCTTGTTTGCATTGTCCGACATGTCCAAAATGGCCAAATCAACCAACTTGGCCGCCGTTTCCGTGTCGCCTTTCAGGCCGGAAATCAGCGAGGCCGCGAAGCTCGTTGCCGTGTCCATATACTGTGTTGCGGAAACACCGGCGGTCTTGTATGCCTTTTTCGCATTGTCAAAGACGATGCTTTGAGCATTCACCAGCGAATTATATTTGTCGCTGATCTGATCGACAGTTTTCCCCGCATCCGCGGCATATTCTTCCAACGATTTTCCGTTGGTGCCGAACAGCGTTTCCACGCCGCCGACCATCTGTTCATAATCCGCATAGGCGCTGATGGAGGCCTTGGCAATGTCCCCAATGGCCTTTGCAATGGCGGCGGCGGTCAGTGCGCCTTTTATTTTCCCGAATAATTTAGTCGCAGAGCCGCCCATGTTCTCGAACTTGCCTTTCAATCCGCCCGCATGTTGGCTCACGCCATCAATCGTTTCGTTGGCTTCGGAAGCGTCGATTGCAATTCGCCCGAACAACGTAAACAATTCTGCCAATTTAATTCACCTTCTTTTTTCGGCGATTTATACCGATTTGTCTATTGCTTTTTCGCTTTTCATAATTTTATAATCGCCTAAAAGGAGGCGTCCCCATGAAGAAAATACTTTCTCTGGTTCTCATGCTTATCTGTCTGTTTTCCATTTCCTCAGCGGAAGAAACCACCGTAGAACTTGTTTCCCAAATGGACTATGTTCTTGAACTCCCGGATGTGATCCGCAAAGGAACCTACTCTGGCGAAACTTTGAGCGGCATCCCACACGGTTTTGGTGTTTTCGAAACGACGAACTCCAATGGAATTAACTGGCATTACATCGGGCAATGGCAAAACGGAGAAATAAAGGGCGACGGAGGCATGTATTGGGATAACGGGCGTTCGGAGGTTGGAATTTTCGACAAAAACGATCTGCTTTGCGGCACCGTTCGCGACGGGGAAGGCCAATGCGCGTGGATTAACTACGTCCCGAACGATCATGGGCACTACGACGCGAAAGAATACCGCGAAGATGGCAGCCTTCGTTTGGAATGCTGCATTGATCCAGATAGTGGCATGTACCACAAAGGAACCATCTACACCAAAGACGGACAAATCTTTTTCTCAGGCGAATTTGGTGAAGGTTTTGATTGGAATAAACTGTACATTCAATAATTTTCAAAGAGCGGCTGACCCGCTCTTTTTATTTTGCCGCCATTGGAATAACCGTTCCCAATATCGCCTTTGAATCCTCCACGATCTCCAAAACCTGCTCATTGGAGACAGGTTTTTCCTTTCCCTTTTCCAATTCTTCCACAAACTCCGGGAAGGGCTTGTCAAACACCCGATGCAGCCAGACTTCCCAAATGACCTTTTCCCGCTGCTCGTCGTTGTATCGCTTGACCAGTCCTTCCACAAACTCGCACAGCTTCCCGGCCCGGATCATTCCGTCCATCAGGGGATAGGGATTCGCATAGCGACGGAAGACGAGGTCAAAAAAATCTTGCTCGTTCAACTCCTCGATCTGAAGACCTGCGTAAAAAAATCCGCGAACTCGTCCTTCTGCAGCACATCCATGACCATTCCGGCGAAGGTGCCCATGGGAAGATCGGCGATCTCCTGTTCCTTCATGCCGGAAAGGGAGGCGAGGAACTGGTACAACTCCTTTCGGCACTCCGGCAGGCGCTCCACCACCAGCGAAGCTACGTCCAGCATGATCTGCATTCCCACGGCGGCGGCCAAGTCGCTTTCCTGCTCCTTGCCAGCGTCCGCAATGGCCTTGCGCACGGTTTCGCCGTCAAAGCACTTTTTCAGCTCGCTTAAACCGATCTTGTTGATAATGCCCAGCACCATAAACAGGTCGTCCGCTTTCAGCATCCGCAGGGTATAGGTCTTTTCACTCATTTTTGTTTTCCTCCTTCAAAAATAGGGGCGGATGAAATCCACCCGCCCCTTCCCCTTTAAGCCGCCGGGGTGGGGTAGTAGATATGCCACGGCAGGGTGTCCGCTTCGGCGGTCAGGGGCGCGTAGCACTCAAAGGTCAGCGTGGGGGTAGCCACCTCTTTGTTCTGCGTCTCCACTTCCCAGCCGGAGGTGCACAGAGCGTAGTCAAACACAAAGATGATGGGCGTACCGTCCAGACGCTTGCCCACAAAGCCCAGATTCTGCACGTAATCGCCCGTCTTGATCTGGGCGCGGGACTTGAGCTCGGTGTACCCGGTGGCGGTCGTGGACGCTGCCTCGTCCGCAATGACGGTCTTTTTCAAGATTTCCGGGGTCTGCTCCACGGGTTTGATCTCCATGGTGGCCGTCTCGCCCACCTTCACGGCCAAGTCCTTGATCTTGACCAGTGCGCCGTCTACGGGCACGTCGTACAGTTCTTTAGTGATGCTCACCTTGCTGCCGCCGTTGGTAGCGCATAGCAGGGATTCATCAAAATTCCACGTCCCGGCCTTAAACTCAAGGCCCGCATGGATGGTGCCAGCGCCAAAGAGCACGTTGCCCGGCGTGGCTTCCGTAATGCCGGAGGACTTAAATTCGTCGCCCAAAGCCATATTCATTTCTTCCTTTCACTTAATAGATAGTAGTGGATTTCATAGGATACCCGTCCGCCAACAATGTCTCTGTCCTCCGGGTCTGTCTCGTAGGAGAGAAAATTGCTGCCGTTTGGGCAAAGCACAGCGTAGCCCTCCCCAACGGGGAGGACGGCCCCCTCCTGGGGAATGGCCGCCTCTACGGAATCCAGAAAGTCGGCGGCATCCGCGTTGACATTCCCTCCGCTTTCGGCCTTGAACCAGCCGAAGGCCGTCAGGATATTGTCGCTTAAAAAATCCCCTTCCACCACCTCGAAGGTGATGTAGGGGAATGGGGTCTTCGGTGGCACATGGCCGGAGAGATACGCCGGGATGGATTTCCCACTGGAGGAAAAGCCGCTCCAAAAGGTATACAGGGCCTTGTGAAAACCCGTCACGGCTCCACCACCTCCGCGGTCACTTGGCTGTATTGCACCTGCGCCACGCCGGGGGTGGTCATGTCGGCGCTGTTGGAGGTGATGCGGTATATCCGCCCATCTTTCTTCCGCTTCACGCGGTCATCCTTTTCCAGCGTCAGGGTGATTGGGTGGACGATGGTGTAGATGGTCTTCATGCCGTTCTGCATGGCGATTTGCGCCTCGTTGGAGCTGTTGGTGGTGATGCCCGCCATAAACTCCGCGCCGTCGCTCAATTCCCACGTCAGGCCGCCGAAGCCATCCGGGGCGCTTTTCCAATCCTGCATCACAAATGGCTCGAGGTAATCCGTCAGCATCAGACCATCACCTCACTCGTAAGCCGCTGGTAGTCGTTCAGCCGCCCGGCAAAGGCCCCCTGCCAGCCTGCCGCGCCGGTCACGTCGCCCGCGCTTCCACGGCTGTAGGAGTAGCTGCCGAAGCTCTCCGACTGCAGTGCCCCGATGGGGTTTTTATCGTCGTAGGCGCTGATCTCTTCCACCAGCGCCACGAAAGTGGCGGGCGGGGATAACACCCACACCCGCCCGGTAAATGCCTCGTCGGTCAGCTCGTCGCCGACCTGATGCACACCGTCGTTATAGGCGCTGCCGCGAATGGCGATATAGCGGCCATGGGCCAGCGCCGGAGTGATGAGCTGGCCGCCCTCGATGGCGATCTCGCCGTCGTAGCTGCCCGTCTCAAAGTAGTTGCGGCAGTGCCGCATGACGCTGCCCATGGATACCGCCATATCTGTCCCTCCCTTAGGCCGCCGTCTTGGGCTTTACCTTGATGCCCTTGAGCACGGCGCACTTGAGGGTGTTTTTCAGGGCGATACCGGCCACCAGTTCCACCTCGCCCTTTTTCACCGCGCCGGGGTCGCTCATGTTGGGCATGTAGGCGTTGATAACGCTGTTGCCGGTGGGGCTGATGCCGTGCAGCGCGTCCAGACCGAGGGTCACGGCGTAGATGTCGGTTGTACCATCCGCAGAGGCGCTGGGGTTGGTGGTGGGGATCACATCCACGGTGGCGGTGCCGTTGTAGTACTTGCCAACGTCCACCAGCGCGATGCCGTTGTAGGCTTCCACCTCGCGGCCGAACTCGTCGCGGCTGCGGCCGTAGTAACCGGCACGGCGGGCGCAGGCCCGCACCTTGGCCAGCATGTCCTTGTTCATCAAAAGCATGGTGGGGGTGCCGTCGACGGACGCAATGAAGGTGTCCAGCTCGTCCAAAAACGCGCCGTAGTTGGTGTCCATCAGGGCGCTGGTGCTCAGGTCGGTGGTGGCGGTGAACTCGTTTGCCGTGCCGCTCAGCAGCTTTTTCAGGCCGTCGAAGGTGCCGGTCACATAGCCGGAGCCGGAAGAAGCGGAAGTTCCGTTGATGACGAGGTTGTGGAAATAGTTGCTAGTGGCCTTGATCTTCTGCTCGGCCTGAAACGCCAGCTCGTCCACCGCGCCGCTGGTTTTCTGCAGCACGCGGTCGACCTCAAAGCTGCCGCCCATGATAACGGCCTTAGCGGTCTTTTCCTCGCGCTTCGCTTCTCCCGCGGTGTATTCGCTGTTGATGGTACGCACGGCGGCGGTGGAGGGGGTCTTGAGCTGGATATAGCCGTAAGTCAAGGTGCTTCCGCCGGTGCCGGGGGAGATAGCGTTGTCAAAGGTCAGGCGATCCAGCAGCAGGGAGGAGCGCCGGAAAGTATCAATAACGGTCTGTACCACCTTGTCGGCCATGCCGACCTTGGCTTCCGCAAGAGTAATAGCCATAATTCACATTCTCCTTTTATTTTTTGTCGTATTTCTGGTGCAGCGCCTCCGCAAGAGTGGCGGGGGCTTTGGGTTCGCCGTTTCCGGCGGGAGGGTCTACCTTGGGGGTGCCCTTGGGTTCCACCGTGCCAAACAGGCCCGCGTGGGCCTCCCGGATGGGCTTCAGGACGGCTTCCGCGTCCTTGAGGGCTTCGCCGTCCAGCTCCACCTCGTCCAGCTTCACGGTGCCGAGCATCAGGTCGATGGCGGCGGGGTTGGCGTGGGCTTCTTCCAGCGCCTTTTTGATGAGCGCCTTCTTGCCCGCGTTGGCCTTGTCGGTCTCCACCTGATGCCTGTATGCGTCGTACTCGGCCTGTACCTTGGCCGCGTCGCCGCTGGTCTTTTGGAGGGCTTCATAGTCGGCCTTGTACTTATCCCGCTCTCGGGTCAGCTCGTCCGCCTTGTCGGCCCTCGCTTTGTACTCGTCCATCTGCTCCCGCAGCGCGTCCAGACTGGACGAATTGCCGTCGAGGATATACTCCACGGCCTTCTGGATGTTTTCTTCGGATACGCCCCACTCTTGGAGTTTTTCCTTCAACTGTTTTTTTGGTAGTGCCATGACACATTTCATTCCTTTCTGGTGGGCGCTCTGCCCGAAATGCTTTTATATGCAAACAGCCGGGGCGGCTCTTCGTCCCGGCTGGTGTTGCTGTGTTTTTTGCAACTAACTTTGCGACTATTCGCAAAAAATAAAGCGACCAGTCGCAAAAAATAACGTTAGAACCCCTGTTTCAGGTACTGCTCCGCGATGCTTTGTATCGCCCCGCGCCCTCCCATGATCGCGTCCCGCAGGTAGGGGCGACCGGCCATTTTGTAGGTGCCGTCATGGACAAAGGGCGCGTATTCCAGCGAGTTCCCGATGTCAACGGTGTTCTCCCCGCCTCGCTCTACTTCGTACTGTACGTCCCGCATCAGGTCGCCGGTCTGCCGGATGGGCTTGCCGTAGCCACTCTCCATCTGGCCGAGGGTCAGTTCCACGCCCTTCTGCCCGATTGCATGCAGCGCCGCTTTGACGTTCTGTTCCAGTTTGGCTTTCACTTCGGGAGAATGATCGTCGAAACTTACGGGCATGGGCTAGCTCCTTTCGGGTATGAAAAACCGTCCGGCCTTTCGGCTGGACGTGTCCGTTACAGGAATCGTATCTCATGAAAAAGCTCGATGAGTGTCTTCCCGTCAATCACATAATTCATTACAAGGTCTTTTCCGTCAGAAAACTGCGCTTCGTTTTCCAGTGTTTTCTGTTCTGCTACGCTTGGCCCACCATCTGTCCATCCAAGAATGGTAAATAGTCGCCCGTTACACTCGAATTCAACATCGTCTCCGAAATCTATCCGTCTTATAAAGTTGTCAACTGTAACACCTTGCCTATTTGTCAAAATAATTCACACCTCTCTGGATAATGTCGGACAAGAGCTGTAATTCCTCTTCGCTGATTGGCTGAGGTGCACCATGAGGATTTTTCTTTTCGTAGTTCATCACGTGTTTATGTGCACCGGTTGGATGTGCTTTGGGATTCCCATGATCCCCAGTGTCATAATCATATTTGGCGCGACCGTCCGCACCGTACACACGCCTTTGAAGTACATTCCCGGATTTGTCAACTTTATCAGCCATTCCATTCGGCTTTCCGTTAACAGGCAGGCCAATCGGCTTTGTTGATGACTGTACAATTTCCCGTGATTTATAAGCGCTGTCCCATATATGTATTATACCATTTTCGCCAGTATTTTCAAGGTTTTCTGTGCTTTCTTCCCGCTTTTCTTCCGGCGGCAGCACCACCGGCACCAGCACGCAATGGCAGTTGATCACATCCCCGACCTTGCCGTTAGGGTCGCCGGGGTAGTCCATGACGCTACCGAGGATGGTGTGAAACTTCTCGGACGCATCGATCTCCTTGCCGTTTAGCTCAATATGGCTTTCGCGGCTGTTGACCATGCGGGTTGACCAGCGCTTTCGCATGTTGATTCCCATCTGCTCCGCCTCATGGATGGTATCGCTCCGCGCCTGCGATTGCACGCGGTTCCGCTCGGTCTGGGCAATGCGCTTCGCACAATAAGCGCTGTTTCCCATCACACTGCGGATGCGGTGGATCAGCTTCTTCTGGTCTTCACCCAGCATTACGGCCTGTGTCATCTCGTTCTGCAGCCTCCGCATCATGGCCGGAGCTTCCCGCAGGTTTTGATAGGCGATCTTGCTCATGGGCGGCTGGCTGTCCTTGAGGATGATCTCCGCCTGTGCCGTCGTGGGCACAGAATATGACAGGTTCACCCCGGCTTGCTGGTCGACCAGTTCCACCGTATAGAGGCGGTTGACATGGTAGACATTCGCGACGGTCTCCCGCATGATAGGTTCGACCTCCACGCCCGCCTGCTGGATGGCTTTTTCAATGTTTTTGACCACATTTTCCCGGCGGAGCAGTTCGCGGGTAAAGCCGCGCCTCCATTTCAGCACCTTCTCCGGGGTGTCGTAATAGGATGGGGGCTTGATTTTCCCCTCATCCACGTCCCGGATTTTCCGCAGGAACCGTTCGCAACTTTTCACTGCTTGTTTGAGCGCATCGCCGTAAACCGATTCGATGCGTTTTTGGAGTGCCTTTTCCAGCTCGTCAGAGGCCCGCAAAGCCTTGTCCACGGTTTACCCCTCCTGTCTGTTAGGGTTCGCATTCGCGGCCTGCTGCTGACCGTCTATTGCCGTCTGGAGGGCATCCAAGGACGGAAGGCCGCTGACGCGCTCCGCTTCCAGCGCCTCTAGGATGCCGGGGATGTCGTCCTGACTGATATAGGGGTTAAGCTTGAGGGCGGTCTCCTGATCGATGTCGGAGCGCATGGTGTAGATATCGTCCACCGTCTCCGACCTGTTGGTGATCTGCTGGCGCTGGAAGCTGATCTCCTCGGTCTCCACGCCCAGCAGGGCCAGCACCTGCTGGACGAACGCGAAGCATTGCCACTCGTAGTGGTCGCATTTGAGATTGAGGTTTGTCATGGCCGCTTGGATAGCCACGTTGGTCAGGCTGCCGCCGGTCAGCTCGCTCATGCTGAGCGCCATATAGTCCTGATACAGCGCCCGCTCCAATAGCGTCAGCGCCGTTTGCCGGGCTTGGAAGGGCACGTCGATGGTGCGCGGCTCCGCGCTGGAGCTTCCAGCCCCGTCGGAGACGCTCATGGCGACCTTCAACTCTTGGATTTCCTGGATCACCTGCAAGGCCTGATCGGTGGAGCCGCCGAAGTTGTTCAGCACCCAGTACACGTCATTCGCACGGTCGAGGTTGTCGCCAAAATCCGAGGTAATCTTGTCGTACAGGTCAATTTTGGCCCGGATGGAAGGGGTCAGCTCGCTCTCGTGCTCGTCGTTGGCGTACAGGGGCACCACCGGCAGGCCGGAATAGCCCTCTCCGCCCACGACCACTTCCCCCAGAGCGTCCCGGCGGACGATCTGCTTGTAGGCCCGCTTGGGCTGCTCCTCGTCGTACTTGCCGTCCTTGGCACGGTAGACGGTCACGCCGTCTGGCTCAAAGACGCGCATATACAGGGGACGCTCGCCGGACAGCTGCCAGAACTGGATTGCTGCGCCCACGGCCCCGGTCAATTCATCCAGCAGCCCCACGCAGCCGGACAGCAGGTCGCGGGCCGCGCTGATGGGCTCCAGATGGTCAAGGTTCCAGTAGCCGTAGGACACGCCATGCAGTAACGCCGCCTCGCCGATCTGCTGCAGCTTCACGTCAAAGCCCCGGCCCAGCCGGTCTTTCAGCGCCGCGTCCTTTAATGTAACGCCGTTGCCCAGAAGAAACTGGTTCTGCTGGCAGACGAATCGCCGCAGGAACGCCGAGGACACGCGGTTGCCCACCACGCGGACGGTGTCGGCCACCTTGCGGGTCAGGCCGTCTGCGTCCTTCTGCTGGCGGGTCTGAACTTTGAGCAGGTACTTGTCGTCGAGGGTTGGGTTGCAGCCCGCGAAATAGCGGTTGGCATCCAGCGCCCGGCGGAAAAAGTCGGACGCGCGGTAGCTATCCACGATCTTCCGGGCGCTTTCCGCCCCGCCGCCCATTTTCTGCCAGTCCTGATAGGTGTATTCGGTAAACATTGCTTCACTCTCCTAATAGGCTGCGGCGGTCTTTGTCCAGCAACCGGCAGGCCACGGCGGCGCTGTCCGGCGCGTCGTCATGCTCCGCGTCCTCGGTATAGTCCATGATCTGGGCGATGTACGCCCGGTCGGTGCCGTCCAGAAATACGATATTCCTCCACCATTTCCGCAGATAGGTGGAGATTTTAAGGTACTTGTTCTGATACTCGGCATAGATGCGGGCCTCTTGGCCCCGGTTGCGAATCTCCTTGCCCAGATACCCCTTGTCGCCATTGCTCTCGCAGTACACCGGGGCGCATTGGAGCCGCTGGCACTCGGTGAGGGCCGCGTCCAATACGGTATCCACATGGGCCCGCCACAGGCGGCCATAGAGGTACAGGGTGTCGCCCCGGCGCTTGGCGCAGGTCAGGGCGGTGTAGTCCTCGCCGCCGTAGGCCGCGTCGATGTGGGCGATTCCATCCCGCAGGAGGGCGGCGTTGTCGGTATGCCCCGGCTGGATGTCAAACAGGGCGTTTTCGGCGGCGATATGCCTAAGCTCATAGTTGGCCGCGAACAGGGACGGGGACATGCTGGCTTTCAGCTCGGCCAGCTTTTCCGGGGTTATGAGGCCGGTGGTGTAGCAGTCGTGCCGCTCCGGCTCGGCCACCAGCGTGAATGCGTCTTCCTTGTGCCACGGGGTGCCGATGAACACGATGCGCCCGTCTCGGGTGACGATGTTTCGCAGCTCCTGTACAACGGCCTTGGTTCGCTCCCGCTCGGCCCGGCTGACGCGGTCTTGGAGGTTTACAACGTCGTCGCAGACGATCAGGTTCGCGTGCTTGCCGGTCATGCTGCCGCCGCAGCCGCAGCCAAGGAGCTGCTCGGCCCCTCGGGGGCTGTCGTACACATTCACGGTCAGGCTGTTGGCGGTGGATTTCACCAGCTCCACGGTCGTCCGCAGGAGCAGGGCCGCCATGTAGCGGAAGCCCTCGTTGTCAAACACCTTCTTGGCCTGTGCGATGCTCTCCACGGTATCCGCATCAGTTTTGCGCATGAATAGGGCGTTCTCGCCGTGGTGCAGCACGCACCACATGGCCAGCGCCACGGAAAGGCAGGAGGATTTATAGCTCAGGCGGTGGGCCTGCAGCGTATAGTCCGTCGTGCCGTAGAGGATGTGCTGCATCCATTTCCCGTGGAGCTCGTCGGTCAGGTCGCGGAAGCCAACCATGCGCCCCACCGCCGCCGGGTGATAGCGCCAGATGTTCCAGACTTCTTCCCGGGTCACCGTATCTCACCCTTTGTCTCCTCCAAGAGCTTGTCGAGTTCGGCTTTCGCCTCGTCGGAAAGGGTCGTGGTCTTCACGTCGATCTGGTCGGGCGGCAGCTCGCCTAGCATACGGAGGCCCAGCTTGTACCACTCCGGGGATTTATCCATATTCAGAACCAATTTGGCCGCAAGGTCCTTCCGGCGGGTGGTGCCATCCGCGCTCTGCTCGTCTACAATGGCCCGCATTTCCTCGGCGACGGAATGAATTTCCCGTCTGGCTTCGCCGGACTTAATTCCGGCCTCTTTCGCCGTTCTATCACCGTTCGCCCCGAATTGGGATGCACGGCCTTTTTTCAAATTTGCAAGGCTATTGGGGTTCTGTCCGCGTGGCATATAGGGACACCTCCTACGATAGAATCAAATGGAGCGCGTGGGTCGGAATCAAACCGCCACGGCGCTGTCGTTGTTCCGTGGATTGTTTTCATACGGGGTGATCTCCCGAACGGGTCTTTGCAATACCTCCATAATTACGCCTCCAAGCTATTACCGGGTATAGCGATTCACCCGGTCTAAAATTTCCCTTGCCGACATTGCAGGCATATTTCTCAGCTGGTCGGAAAGGCTTTGCATCGTCGTTTTTTGTGCTGCAATTCCGTTGACCATATTCCCTATCGCAGACCTGACACGATCAGCCAGCTTGCTTTTGGCATACGCGATCTGTTTTTCAGATACTCCGCTCAGGTCGTTCAGTTTGATCCCGACCGCAAGGGAGCCGGGTGCGGTGTTGTTCTTTTTCCCATACTCCCAAGACGCTTTGTTGCTGTTAAAATAAACGTTATTACGAGACGGGCTCAAACCAACGTTGTAAACAACATCATAACCGCCCTTGTTGATCTCATTCGAATAACCGACCGCAAATTCGGATACAGCTCCCTTTCCGCCGGAAAAGGTGGTGAAGGTTTCGGAGCCAAGTTGTTTCCCCTGATAGGTGATTTCGATCCTTCCCTTTGCGCCGCCCTTGGCGATCCCCTTCGAACCGCCGCCAGCGCCACTGGAACCGCCTCTGCCGCCGAAAAACTGTAGTTCAAGCATAAGCATGTTTTTTTGCCTCCCTTGCTTTATCAAACCGCCGGTAAAAGGTTTCCACCGGGCAGATGTTCCCCCGGCACTCCGCCGGGATATGGCCCCAAAACAGGATCGTTTCCGGCTGCAAGCGCTCCAGCATGGCATCGTAGCCATTCACAAACAGGCGTTTTGCGTCGGGCTCCTTCTGCGTTCCAACGCTGCTTACCGCTACCACGCTCTTTGCCGGTTCCCCATCAAAGCACCATTCGTAGCTTTTTTCGCCCGCCCAGCAGATCGTCGGGATCACCTTGATCCCGTTTTTCTGCCAATACTGCCCAAGCCAATGCTTACGGTAATGGTTGTACAGATTAAGGGCGGTCGGGGTATCGGTGTATAGGCTGTAGTCAGGGGTCAAAACGGCGCCTGCACGCTGAAATGCTTCAAGATAGCGGGAAGGGTTATTCCAGCATCTGACCATCCGATAATCGTCCACGAACATGTGTACGCCCTGACTTTTGGTAAATGGCTTGCTCATATCGCTAAATGGAACCCATTCGTCCAAAAACGGAAGCTCCACAGGCTCGATCACGGGGATGTCGTATTTCCCAGCCACGTCCGCGAACTGCGGCAAAAGATGTTCGATATTTTCAGTCAAACGCCGGAACGCCATGCTTTCACCTCCTGAAAAACTGCACCGCCCCGCCACGGCGCAAAACACGGGGGCAACCACTCCCCATCTTCCCGCGCCGGAGGTAAGCGCCGCTCCTTAAAACGCCTCCCACGCAAAAAGGGAGCGGGCCGAGGCCAACTCCCTTTTCCGTGTGCTATTCGATTTGCAATTATCATTATATTGTATTTGTTTTTGTTTTTCAACTGCATTTTACTGCACGGAAGCCAGCTCGCTGTTCATGGCCTTTATGATCTTTGGGAGCTGCAGGGAGAAGAAATCGATCATTTCCTCGTTCTGTGCCCAATCGCTGTTTTCCGCCAAGCCGGATTCATACAAAAAGGCATGGATGACCTCATGGCGCATGTTCTTGTTCATTTGCCAATACAGATCGCCTTTATTTAACGGATCATCTCCCACGTCGCCGTAGTCGTTCACCACGATCTCCTTAATGGAGTTATCGCATAGCCCGTCGCAATCCTTCAAGCGCTTGTCTTCACTCTTGTTGCATAGGGTCAGGGTGTATTCGGTGCCCAAAATGTCGATCTTATACTTATCCAATGTCATTCTCCTCCATCCACCTTCTGATAATGCCCAGCGCCCGGCCGTGCTGGATGAACACCCAGCGGCTCTGCCGATCCTCCTGCCGCTGGAAATGCTCGATGATCTCCGGCCACTCCGCGCCCTCGATGTAGCGCATAGTCAGGATGAGCTTCTGCCGCTCGTCGGTCAGCTGGCCGATGGCGCTCAGCACCTGCGCCGCCTTGCGGTCGATGCGGGCGATCTCCGCCGCGAAGCTGCGCTGCGCGTCCACGTTGTTCACGACGGCCTCGGCCATGCGGTCATAGGCCGCCGGGCTGCCGGAGACGCTGACGGGCTTCAGCTTCGCCGTGCAGGATGTAGCGGACGCGTAATAGCGCTCCATGTGCCGGGCAAGCCGCTCCCGGCGCTCCAGCATCTCCGGGTAACCGAGCAGCCATTTCTTCGCCGGGTTTTCGGGCTTTTGTATCAGCTTCGCGGTCTCCATCGTTTTCTACCTCCCGTTTCGTTCCCCGCAGGGCTGCATTTCGCGGCATTTCCCACGGTACACGCAGTCCGGCACCAGCACCCGCAGCATTACCGGGTTTAGCCCGATGATGGCGTTGCATACCGCCGTCCATAACTGCCGGGTCTCCGTCGCCGCTTTATAGCACAGCCGCTTCCGGCTGATGTTGATGAGAGCCTGCGCGTTCGCATCCATGGTCAGCATCACCGGCGCGTCCTGCCGGGCCTTGTTGCGGTCGTATTTGTTCTGCCGGTCGTTGCGCTGGCTCTGCACATACCACTCCACGCCGTATTTGTGCCGCACCAGATGCATGGCCACCCAATAGGGCACGTCATACATCCGAACCGTCCACATCAGGGTTCGGATGGGGGAATGCTCCGCCTTCAAGATTTTTTCCATCCATGCAGGGGTGGGGACTTTGTCCGTCCCCTTCCCCTCCGTTCCCAGCGCCAGCCGGTAGCACCGGGCCCAATCTTCTTCCGTTGGCCTGCGCATGATCTCGATCTTACTCATTCTTCCTCGCTCCAATCCAGTCCACGATATTTTTGATTGTCAGCACCGCCCAGTAGCCGACGATCCACGGCCACATGCTTACTCCAACAGCCAGCCCCGCGCACACGGTCAGGGCGATAGCCGCCAGCGCCAGCACCAGCAGGGCGGAAAGTCGTTTTGGGGTCATGGGTGGGCCTCCTTCGGCGGCGGCAGGGGCAACCAGTGGGTGACGGGGAATGCTTCCATTGAGCCAAATTCCCATGTAGCGGCTTTTCCCTTGATCGCCAGATCGTATTTTTCTATGTTTTTTTCCTTGCCGTATACAGCGCAGATCGTCCCATTGTCTGGCATTGATTCCTTAACGCTGATCCAGTCCATGCTCATTCCTCCCACTTCTCCGCCGCCATCTGCTCCGGCGTAGGCTTCCGGGGCCAGCAGCGCCAAGATTTACCATATCTTGATATGGTTTCTTCCCAAACTCGGACAAACGGTGGTGCGCAAAAGACGATTTTATTTTTTTCTTTGTAATAAGGGCACATTGGTTCCGCTTTTTGAGAATCTGGGCCTTCGATCCACACAACGTTCCAATCTTCATCGTCTATTTTCGCGTAGATTTCGTCCAACGTCAGCGGCCTCATTTCCGGCTCTGCGCGATGGAGGGCGGCGAAAAGGGCTTCCTCCGGCGTTGACCTTTTGGGCGTATATACTCCGCATTCGCGACAAAAGCAGGTGTATACCAACTTATGTGCTGCGGTAGCATCGTTCACAAAAGCATGGGTTACTTCCAATTCTGTCCCGCAATAGGGGCACTTCGGCGTTTCGGTCATTCGGCATCCCACTCCCCGCCCATCTTAGCGCCGCAGTTGGGGCAATAATTTGTCAACGCTTTCCCATCGGCAGTGGGATAGCTTATTTTTTCTCCGCATACAGAGCACTGAAAATAAGAAAACCACTTGCCCTTTCTGGGAATCCACCGCCCATGCACCACCGGCGCAGCGTCAACGGCGGGCAGCGCGTCGAGCATGTTACACAACTCGACGATGTCATCCACCTGGTCAATATGCTTCCTTCCGGCAGACAGCGCATCTTTTCCATACTTTTTGATCGCTTCTATGGCTTCTTTGCGCTCGATCAGATCACTCATTTCCCGCCCCTCCATACATAGCTCTCATTGTCGTGGCACTCATAGCACGTGCAATGGTGCTCGCAGTCCGCGCACTCCTCGTAGCCGCACCGCACATCCGGCGTGTTGTTCGCGCAGCTGTCACACGGATAGCCTCTCAGCGCCGCCAGCAGGATATCCTCCTCCGCCATGCGTTTCAGCCTGGCGATCTCCGCTTCGTAGCGCATGGCCGCTTCCTGATATTCGGCGGCGGTCAGCCTCCTTGCGTCCTGATGCAGCGCCTTGTTCTCCTCGATCAGGGCGGCGATCCTCATGCCGTCCTCCCGGATGCAATCCTGCAGCCGCTCATACTCGGCGGCGCTGATCTCGATCATTTTAGGCATTGTTTTTCGTCCTCCGTTTCATTGCTCCATCTTGGTCAGCAGCGTTTTTTCAAGACAGATGCCGCCAGATTCGTCGATCTCAAACATGGCTGTCTGCTTCAGGTGCTTGCGGAACTTGCATTTCGCCATGTCGCAGCCCTCGCCGTTGCAAAGCAGGCAGGTGTCCTGCATGGCCTGATGAAGGATCGCGCCCAGCGCGTCCGACGGGATCAGGGTATAGCCGGGTTCGTTGCGGATGTTCCGCTTGCTGACCACTCGTATCTCCTGATTGCTCAGGTTCACCAGAAACGTGGTGGCCTTCTTCGGTTCGATGGTCTTCATCAGGTCTTCGGTGATATTGGCGATCCATTTTTGCATCGTGCGGTACTGCCTCCAGCGCTTGGCGGCTTTCAGGCGTTTTTCCAGCATCTGCCCGGCGGTGTCAAGCACTTCCCGGCAGGCCCACAAAAGCTGCAGCTCCGTAGCCTCTCCGCTCCGAAGCGGGATATGCTCTTGTGTTGCTTCCTGCTGGCTGCAAGTGGTCTGGCTGACCGGCTGTTTCTCTTCGGCTCGTCTTTGTGCTCGGTTCATTGGCGGTATCCTTCCAGCACCACGTATTCTTCCGGGCCAATAACAATATGGGAACCTTTCGCAATTACCCAGCCGTCAGGTGTGTTGTCGTAGTATGCAGTAACCAGCAAAATATCGCCGTTGCAATATTTTTCGCCGTTAGCGCTCTCGGCATTTACAATCCTGATATACTCACCGGGCTTTGCGTGACGTTTTACTTCCTCGCATTTTGTTTTTTTTGTGGGCCTGCCCCACAGCCGACAGAAAGCCAGTTCTGCGCCTTTTTTCCAGTCGAACTTGTCCTTCGGGTTCCGGCGGGCGACGGCCCCCTTTGTCTCCTTGCCGTTAATGGTCATGGTGGCCTTAGTGGTATCGCCGTCGCAATCAATCACAATCCGATAATACGTACGCTTTGGAAAGACAATTTTGTCGAAATCAACGCTCTTGCGGTTGCCGTGACCGTCACTTTGGGTCAGCTTGCCGTTTTGAAAAACATCGATTTCTATAACGGACATACAGGGAACATAATCGGTTGCCTTTTGATCGTTGTTCCAGACAACCCCGTGCTTGTCGCACTCTTTCAGAACTGCCATTTTCTGCTCTTTGTTCTTACAGCGAATATCCACTTTCCCGGCGAAAAAATCATTGATAGAATACTTTTTCATTCCTTTTCCCCTCCTACTCGTCCTTTTCGTCTTTGGCTCCCTTGTTCCGATGATACGGCGTTCCGGGGTTCCCCCAGACGGCCTTGTACTTGTTGCACTTGGTGGCGGCGGCTACGCGGTGCACGTATTCGCCGCAGCTGGCCAGCGGCTCCTGATGATAGCTGGGGCTTTGCTGGCAGTAGCAGCGGTAGCCCGGCTCGCCGTGCAGTTCCGGCCAATGCCACAGGCAGGTGGCGCAGCGCCCTCGCCGCCGCTTCTTGGGGCGCAGATCGATCACGGTCACGGCTGCGGCCCCCTTCCCAGCGCCCGGCCCGCTTCCCACTCCCGGTAGAGGGCCATCCAATCTGGCAGGGTCATGGTGACCAGGATGGCCGCATTGTTTTTGCGGTGGAAAACGGCGGGCAGATCGTTCTTTCCCCCGGCTGCTGCGTCCCGGATGGCCTGCTCCACCCACTCGTATAGCCGCATCTGCTCGCAGTGCTTGGCCTCGATGTGGATGCCCGGAAGGCCGATCACGTCGGACGCGTCGCCGGTGTTGCCGCAGTACTGGGCCGTGCGCCGGGTGTCGTACCCTTCGGCCCGCAGGGCCGAGGCCAGCTCCCGTTCAAACCGTACTCCCTTTCGGCGGCTGTTGATCGTCATGGGTTATCCCTCCTTCGCGATACATTGATAGGTCATGTGTGACGGGTCGAAGATCAAACCGATCCGCCCCAAACTGTCGTTTCGATTCTTGGCAACCTGCAGGGCGATATACTGGTTTCCATGGCGGGCAGCCATTTCCGCAATGCCTCGATGATATTCCGGGATGGCGGGGTCATCCAAGGTTTCGGGGCGGTGCAAAAACACGATGCTGTCCGCGTCCTGCTCGATATCGCCGGAGCCGCGCAGACAATCCATGGTTGGCATTTCCAATCGGCCCTTCTGCTGCGGGCGGCTGACCTGTGCCAAGGCCAAAACCGGGATTTTCAGGTCAAGGGCCATTGCTTTTAGTTCATGGCTGACGGTGGTAATTCGCACAAACTCGCTGTCGGTCTTTTGGGCCGTCTTTAGCAACTGCAGGTAATCGACAACGAGCAAATCGAGGCCGCGTTCATCCTTTCGCCGCTCTGCCTCGGCCCGAAGGGCTTCAACGGTGCGGACGGAAAACGTAAAGGGCATGTTGAGATTCGCAAGTTCATTTCCGGCCTCCATGATGTGTTCCCAATCGTCGACCTCCAGCCCCTTGCCGGTGCGCAGCTTTCGGCCCTCCACGCCACTCCGGGCGGCGATCAGGCGGCGCAGGTACTGGCTTGGGGTCATTTCCAGCGAGCAGACGCCCACCTTCTTCCCGGCCCCGGCGATATGCATGGCCATGTAGGCGGCGAGGGCGGATTTGCCTACGGCGGGCCGTGCGCCGAGCACCGTCATTTCGCCGGGAAACAGACCGCCAAGGGTTCTGTCCAGATCGGCCACGCCGGTGGTCAGGTACGTAATTTTCCCCTGACTGGCCGTCTCGATCTCGTCGATGGTGGTCATGACAAGATCGGTCATTTCCACCCAGCCATCGTTGCCGGAGGTTAGTTTCCGCAGGCTGTCCATGGCGGCGGCCTTGATAGCGTCCGTGTCCCGCTGCTGGTCGTTGGCGGCAATGGACAGGGCTTCGGCGATCCGTTCCATGTCCCGGCGGGTGGTGATCTCCCGCAGGGACTTGATATCCTGCGGCAACATCACGGTGGACGGAGAATACCGCAGGGCCTCCAACACGGCAGCCTGCCCGGTCGTGGGAAATTCCTCCGCGATCGCCCGGCCAATGCTGGGCGCGTCGTAGGGTTCACGGCGGGCCGTGGCCTTCTTCATGGCGGCGAATATGGCCTTGTATTCGGGCACGGTGAAATCCATTTCGGTTAGGCCGGGGAGCCATTTCCGGGGATCGCCGGTCTGCAGCAGGCCCCCGATGACGGAGCGTTCGATGGTCTGGTCGTAGATCATCTGATCACCTCCCCGTCTTGGATGAACGGTATCTCGTAGAGGCTTTTGCTCTCTTCGGCGGGCTTTGGTTTGTCCTCCAAGATGCGGCGGACGAAGGGCCAGTTCACGCCGCCTTTTTTGTCATGGTCACTGGCGGTACGCAGGGCGGCCAACAGGCGCTCCTCCCCGTAGTCGGCCAGCAGCCCCATGGCGGTGTCCATGGCCTGCAAGGTGGGCTGGATGCCGACCCGCACGAGGGCATTTTTCACCCGGTCGTACTGCTGGGCGGCTGCGTCGCATTCCTCCGGGGTCATAAAGGGGGCGGGGGCGGTGAGGCCCTCGCGCGCGCCCGCGCGTTCCTCCTCCTCTTTGTCTTTGTCTTTGTCTTTGTCTTGCACGATATCGTACGATATCGATTTTTCTTGCACGATATCGTACGATATCGTGGATGTCCTTTTTCGGGCAGCTTTCCGAGCACCTTCGGCCTTTCGGTCGTAAGTTTGCTGATCTCTGTCGATGCTGGCTTTGGCCGCGGGCCATACAAACCGCTCGTTTCCGCGAAGATCAGGCTCTTGTCCAGACATAGCGTATTCCAGCATCGCCTTAAAGAGCCGTCCGCATTCCGCGTCGCTGAGGGGCGCAAGGCTTGAGGCAAAGTCCGTAAAGACTTTCAGATACTTCATGGGTGTGCTCCTATCGGTTTAGTCGATCAGAAGGGCAGATCGTCGTCCGTGACTTCCTGATAGCCATTATTCACCGGGGCTGCGGGGGCCTGTGCGGCCTGCTCGCCCTTGGGGGTCAGGAACTCCACATCCTGCGCCATAACCTCCAGATTGGCGTAGGCCTTGCCGTCCTGCCCGGTGTAGGTGGAGACGCTCACTGGGCCGGTAACGGCCACCTTGCGGCCCTTGGCCAGATACTTCTGGCAGGTCTCGCCGGTCTTGTTCCATGCCGACACCCGGAAAAAGTCTGTCTTGTCGTCCTGCCCCCTCCGGCTGACGGCCACGGTGAAGGAGCAGACGGAGGAGCCGGACTGGGTGACCCGGGTCTCCGGGTCGCGGGTGAGGTTGCCGATGATGGTGAGTTTATTCATGTTGCTTTCCTTTCAGCCGGTACGTCCGGCAGATTTTTTCGTCAATGGTAATGGGCTGCAGATGGTATTTTTCCATCAGCGCGGGGTCACCGTGCTGATGGGCCTCCATATGATGCTCCCGGCAGAGGGGCAGGGCCTCCATGCCCATGTGGTCGATCTCGTCCCGGTTCCGGCCTATGCCCACCCGGTCGATGTGGTGCAATTCTCCGGGCCTCCGGCAGACCGCGCAGATTTTGCGCATGGCGCAGGCGTACACGTAGGCGGTCACGTCTCCGGCGATCTCCGCAAGGTTTTCCCGGGTGGGGATTCCGTGTTCCACGCAAAATTCGATGAGGAAGTCGATGTACAGGCGGGCGGTGGTCATGTCGCAGTCGGAGAGGGAGAAACGCTTGATTGCCTCGGCGGTGAGTTCGTCCATGCGGTCGATCAGAAACTTGCGTTTCAGATCGCCGTTGAGCATTTCACGGTCGCCCGCGCTCAGGTAGCCGCAGGCGGCGGAGATATCGCCCACCAGCGCCCATGCGTGGCGGCGCTGCTCCGGGCTGATCTGCCGCTTATCGTGCCATAGCACCATCACGTCCTCGCTCAGATTATCCACCGGGGGGCGAATGGTTTTCACCGCCACGGCTCCCCGGTGGTCATAGGCCCGGCCCACGGTGGAGATCATGCCGCGCCTCCGGCCGCATTCCGGGCGGCTTCATCTTTGGCGCAGTTGACGCACAGCACCCGGCCAAACTTGGCCTTGCTGGCCGCCGCCATCTGCTGGGCGGTTCGGTCGCCATGGGAGGTGATGGGGGCTTTACAATCTTCGCAATAGATCGGGGTGGCGGTGGACTGGCTGGCTGGGGTTCCGGTCTGCTTTTTCGGGTATGCCTGACAATTTTTGGTCTCATTCCAAATCACCAGATGGGTGATTCGCCCATTTTGGACGGTCATTTCCCGAACGCAGAAACGGTCATACGTCTTTTTATCCTTGATCTCGACTGCAGGCGGAGCGACCCAGATAAAAGGCGCTGTATAAAGCTCTCGGCCAATGCCCCAGTTGACGCAGGCCCGCTTGAAGCTGTCGCTGGCAAGGCCCTTTTCCTTCTCGGTGTTGCTCTCGGTGCCCGTGTCCTCCTTGGCGATCCACTGCCCTTTGTCCTCGTCCCACAGGCTAACGACGCAGTTCGCGTTGTCCCGCGTGTGGTTCCGCTGCCAGTTCATTGGGCCTACCGTCTCGTCAAGGATGTTCATATCGCACCGCGCGTCCTTATACAGAAGCAGCTGTACACCCTGTTTCCCAGGCATGTCCTTGACCATGGACACCCGTACGTCCACCTCATCCGCCCGCAGGGCCCTGAAATTCACCTTCATTTTCTTCTTCCTCCTTTTCCAGCGGGCACCAAAGCCCAAACTGCTTCGGTGCCCAGATGATTTCTCCCGTCACGCAGCAGCGCTTGCGGTCGCGGTTGTACGCGTCGGTCTGGCAGTACTTGCAGCCCTCGCAACACTGGTGGTCGGGGTCAAAGCCGATACGGTCGGTCAGGCGATAGACCGCCGGGCGGATACCTCCATGCACGGCCTGTCCCTCCATTCACAGTAGCTGTCGTAGTAGGGGGAGCACTCCACGAGGCAGCAGGCCCATTCCATGGCCCGGTCGGGCTGATCCTGCTCGATCATGTCCCAGATCACTTCCATCAGGTCTTTCTGCGGCTCCTGCGAAAACTTGTGTACGTTCATTCCGATGGCAGCCGCCCGCCAGCCGAGGTGCTTCTCCCGCACGTAGGCCATGCGGTTCTCGTCGGTGTCTGGCAGCATCTTGGAGGGCTCGTAGTAGTCGCCCATCACGGCGGGATTTTCTAGTTCATATCCCATTCTTCCCACGCCTTTCTCATCCTCAATTTCTGGTCTTCCGGCTGGCTTTCCGGGGTGCGGTCGTAGTCGCCTCGCCCGGGCTTCTTCCGCCGCTTGGGGCGGTCGGGGCGCTGGCACTCGTGGGCCTCCCACGGCTGATCGAGATACGCCCCGCATTCACAGCAGCGATACATTGCGCTTCGCTCCTTTTTGTGTTATAATGTAGGTGGTTGTTTTGGACTGGCTTTCCTTTCGTGTCTCATCCTTTCCCCTTGGGCTCGTGCTGGTAACACGAGCCCTCTTTTTATACCAAGCCGTGGCCCCACGCGATGAACGCGCCCACAAACAGCGCTACGGCGGCGAACAGGGCGACGATCACTTCCCAGCTCTTATCGGGCGGGCAGACCTCCGAGGCCATCCAGCGCAAGCGGCGCTTGTAGCGCAGCAGGTTCAGGCCGGTGCGGGGGATGTACTCCATCATGGGGATGCTGGTAAACGTCTTGGGTACGATGCGCATCATTCTCACCTTCTTTTGATTCTCAATTTCCCGTCTTGGTCGATATATCCGCCCTCCGGGACTTCTTCCATCGCCCGCCGGTGCTGCCGGACGGGCTTTTTCGCGGGCCTGCGGGCCTCCTGCGCCATCTCCCGCCGCTCGAGCTGCCAGCGGGTCACGGCCCGCTCGGTGGTGGCCAGCCGGGGCCGTGGACTGCGTGGGTCAACGCCCACCGCGAAGCTCTCAATCTCCCCGGAGCGCATCAGGCGGCATACGTTCTGGTAGGTCATCCCGGTTGCTTCGGCCACCTGCCGGGGGGTCATTTGGCGCTCCATCTTCTTGCCTCCTTTCATTTCCCGATCCTCGCTAACGTGTCGCTCAGGCTGGCGATCAGCGCCCTGATCTTCTCGGCGTACTGGCCGCTCAAATCCTGATCGTCGATGTGCCCGTCCATCACGTCCCGCTCTACGGCCTCCTGCAGCTGGGCCACATCAGCCATGGTGTAGCGGTTTCGCATCACGCTCACCGGCAGGGCCATGTCGGCGCAGCCGATGTAGCGGCGGCGGTAGCTGTCGTAATGACTGAGCATCCATTTATGCCAGAGGGTGGGCTCGCCCAGCGCCTCGCCGATGTTGTCGATGTCCTCCGGCGTGGGCACCGTCTCGCCGCTTTCCCAGCGCTCGATGGTGCTTTCGCTCACGCCTATCTTCTCGCCCAGCTTCCAGCGGGGCAGGCCCTTTGCTTCCCGGGCTTTTCGCAGGTCTTTTTCCGTAAATTCTGCCATGTTTCGCGCCTCCATGGTGTGTTATGCTTTCGCTGCGGGGGAATGGAAGGGGGCTTCCCGCTTCAGAGCTTCCCGCAGGTAGTACACGATCTGCTGATTGACGCTTCGGTTGTCCCGCTGGGCGGCGGTCACAACTTCCGCAAGGATTTTTTCATCGATGCGCAGAGTGGTTTTCTTCTGATTGGCCGTCACTGTGCCGTCACCTCCTGTTTATTATATCATGCCGTCACCTTGCCGTCAATGAGCCGCGCGAACTTTTTCCGGGGTATAATCCGCAGAAAGGAGGGGATTTTGTGCCGTCGAATCTGCCAAAGTTTACGCTGCGCACCGACCGGGTGACGCTGGAAAAGTTCCGCTTTGTGGCTGACAACAATTTCCGCACCGTGAACCGGGAGTTGGAAATGCTGATGCAGCGCCACATTGCCGAGTACGAAAGGGAACACGGGGAAATTCGGTTGCCGGAGGGGGAGGACTGATGAAGAGCCCATCGGTCGAAGACCTTACCTATCTCAAGTCCCTCTGGGACGCTCCCGGCGGGCGGCTTCCGCTTCCCCAAGATCACATAACCATGCAGCGGGTAAAAGCGCTTCAGCAGAAGGGCTTTGTCAGGGTGATCCAGCGCTCCTTGCTGGAATTGGGTGAAGACTGCGTTGAGATCACCGTGGCCGGTCGTGACGCTGTATCCGCGTGGGAACGCTCACTGGATGCCGAGAACAAAGAACTTGAACGCCTGCGTCAGAAGGCCGAGAAGGAAGCCGCACAAAGCGCCAAGCAGGATGCGTCCGAGAGGCGAGCCGCCCGGCGCTCGTGGTGGCAGTTTTGGCTTGGTCTTCTGATGGGTTGGATTCTTGGCGGTTTCACGGCCCGTGAGGCTTTCACATGGCTTGCCGCTTTGTTTCAAGGCTCTGCTCCTCCTGTCGGTTGATGGGTTCAAAGAACTTCGTCCACTCCACGCCGAGGGCCGCGGCGATGCGCTGGGCCGTGGGGACGGAGGGGGAAATGTGCCCGTGCTCATAGTTGTTAAAGGTGGGTTGCGAAACGCCTACTTTCAACGCCATGTCCTTCTGGCTTAGGCCTTTGGACTTTCGGGCATCAATAAGCCATTGCCGCATTTAGTCACCTCCTATCGCTTAGCTTGTAACTATTATAATATAGTTAGTAACTAATGTCAATAGCTTTTAACTATATTTTTTTCGTTGCCAATTTAGGCCGGAACTATATAATAAACAAGGAGGGATTTTATGAACCGTTTTCGGGAATGCCGCGAAGCTTCCGGCCTTACGCAAAAATACGTTGCTCTTACGCTTGGCGTTAAGGGGCCTTCCGTCAGCAACTGGGAAAGCGGCAAGACCACGCCGACGACAGAAAACGTTGCTGCGCTGGCGAAGATGTACAATGTCTCCGTCGACTACCTTCTCGGGTGGGACGAGGGACAGCCTCAGCCCGCACCGAAATACAGCACCGATCAGCGGAAAGAAATCGTGCTGAAAAAGCTGGAAAAGAAATCCCTCGCGCAGCTGGAAGCGATTCTGGTTGCCCTGGGTGATGATGGAAAATAAAAAAAGCGCCTTTCGGCGCTGGGAGATGATTTTTGATGCAAAACCAACCGGCGGGTTGGGAGGTAGGGGACATGATAGCGGGGCTTGCCCTCGGATTGTCACTGATTAATCTAATTGTTGGTGTTTTCGTAGAGAGATACAGACGGAGACGCTCGATTTCTATCGAGGACGCATTTTTATTCCCCGTTGGCTATACCTCTGATTTTTGCTGGCTGGTTGTGCTGGCAACGCTTGTCAATAACACTCATGCCTGTTTGTCGTTCACCAACGCAAGACTTCGGTTGAAAGACGGGGAGATAAAAAACGAGATCAATCTCCGCGTACTTCCCTTCGGGGAAAAGAAGATCGAATTGGATTCCCTTCCGATCATCATACCGGAACGAGGGGCGGAGCGGGTCACATTCGCCTTTCGGTTGAAAAGCGAAACGGATTCCCTCACAGCCCCATTCGTTCGGTGCAAGAATGAAGAAATTCGGAAACTTTGCTTCCCAAACGTGAATGTCTTGGTGCCGTCTGGCGGCAGCCACGAAGGGCAATGTCGTAAATTTCCTGATAATTCGGGGTTAAAGGATTTCCATCTTCCTTTGTCTTTTCTAGTTTCTGGCAAATTGCTTCAAAAAGATGTCTGCTTTGCCGTTGACGACATTCGATCGTTGCTTTAATGACAAAATGAGTGTTTTCCACGATTGCGGCGGCAATAACAACCGCAACGGCGGCCAGGCCAACCGTGGCACTTGCTGCGGCAGCGCATAAACAGATCACTAGAAATTTCAAATGCTTTCCCTCCTTGGCCTTAATGATAGTTCCAGTATATTCTATTGGTCAATAGATAGTCAAATGGTTTCGAGGAATTCAAGAAATTTTTGAAATTCCTTGTCGCTCATTTCTACCACTTTTTTCACGATCTTTTCAATGGTTTCCTCTCGCCGGTCTTTCATGCCCTGTTTCTTTCCGCCCCGTATAGGCTGTTGTAAACCATTCGCACGAATTTATAGATTTTTTTCAGTGCGCTCTCCGGGCAAACAGCCTGTACCATGCGGATAATTTCGTTACGGTAGTCCATGTTCATTTCTCCTCCCCCGTTGTCTTTTGGCGTTGCGCCCTGTTCTGCTTCCGTGATACTACACACCGCCAAAATAGGCAATAGGCAGAAATGGGACGTTCGACAAAATTCGACAGAATAGGAGGCCTAAATATGGGACAAACTGACCACAAATATGGGACAATTATTGATATGGACGACCTGCGGGAGCGCATAAAGGCAGAAATGGGGCGGCAGGAGATCGGAATCGGAAAACTGTCCGCAATGACTGGAATCCCGAAAAGCACCATCGACAATTTTATCAATACCTCGACAGTCCCCGCCTTTGATCGCGTGTACCAGATCACAACGGCCCTTGGGTTGGAGATCGTGGAACAGCCGCCGGACATCCCGGAGGACGCACCAGCGCAGCACGGCTACACGTCGGAGTATATCAACGACATGAACGCCGTCCACCAACAGGAGAAAACCGACATACGGGAAAACCAGCGCTATGCCATTGACGCATTGAAAGAAGCGTATGAAAACGAACGGGAAATTACGCAGCAGCTAATCACATCCCTGAAAAAGGAAAAACGCATATGGTGTATTCTGGCCGTCGTCATGATCGCGTTTATTTGTGTGTGGTTTATTTGGGATATCACGAACCCCGCCGGCGGAATCATCCGCTACAATCGCTCCCTTGTCGGCCCATTCGCCAAACGCTGAATAGGGGGAAATAATATGCCACGTCAGACCCTCAAGCAGCGCAAGGACGGGCGCTACAAATGTGTTTACAAGGGTATTCAATTTTACGGGGACACACAGTCCGAGGCATTAGCCGCCCGCGACGATTACAAGCGGCAGGAGGCGCAGAAAAAGCCGCAGGACGTGACGGTGATGTCCTATGTCCTGCGGTGGCTCCCGGCATACAAAAGCGGCGTGACGAGGAGAACCTATAATTCTTACGCCGGAATGCTGGAATGTTTTTCCGAATTTGTAGGGGCAGAAACTTTACTGCGGAACGTTACAAAAACAGATATTGCAGAATATTATAATACGATCGCCGACAAAAGCAGCTCCTATATCCACAAAGCACAATGCCTGATTCGTGCGCTATTTGAAGACGCGCAGGACGATGGAATCATCAATAACAATCCTTCCCGCAAAATCAAACCGCCGAAGGGCACCAGCGGAACGCACAGAGCCTTGGAGCCGTGGGAGCGGGAGCTTGTTCACGAGATGGTAGATCATCCTTTCGGGGTTTGCGCCATGCTCATGTTGTACGGCGGCCTTCGACGTGGGGAAGCACTGGCGTTTGACATTGACCGGGACGTAGACTTTGACGAGGGGGTTATTTTTGTCCGTCATGCCGTGAGCTATTGCACCAGCCACCGGGGAACGATCAAAGGGCCGAAAACGGAAGCAGGGGTTCGCACGATCCCGCTTTTCAATCCGCTTCGTGCCGTTCTTTCGGGGCGGCACGGGCTGGCATTTCAGGCGGTGAACGGGCAAAACACACATTCCGCTTTCTACAAGGCGTGGAGCAGCTATATCAATCAGATGGAAGCGCTTCTCAATGGCTGCTCCAAACGATGGTACGGGAAATCCAAAGCCCAGCAGGAGCTTGCCGCCGCCGGGCAGCTTCCGCCATGGCAAGAGATCACCATCCGCACCCACGACTTCCGGCATTCCTTCTGTACCATGTGCAGGGACGCTTACGTTCCTGCCGAGGTGCTTGTGCAATGGATGGGGCACAAAGACGATACAATGATCCGGCGCATTTACGACCATGTTTCCGATCAGCGCCGAAAAGAAGCAAAGCAAAATGTCGAAAACGAAATGTCCCGTATTTTTGGCTCAGAGGTTCAAAACGAGGTTCAAATACAATGGAAACGCATAAAAAAACTTACATAACAACGTTTTGAAATACAGGATAGTTTGCATTTTCAGGAAATCACTCTACAAACTTTTATCCATTTCAAAGCATCCAAAACCCCGCACCCACAAAGGGTTGCGGGGCCTTCCTATGCAAAAATATTTTCTCAAATTCTTTTCAAAAGCCCCTTGTTTTCCAGTTCAAAGGTTCAAAACAAGGTTCAAACTTTCCCGCCCAAAATCCCGGCCCATGTCTTCATGTCCTTCACCCGTTTCAGCTGCTCCCGATCCTCTACCGCCACGGCGGCGAGGGCCTGTTCCACCTGCTCCAAGCGGGGGACTTTGTCGAGGTCGGCGCAGTAGTCGGACAGGTACACTTTCGGGGCTTCTTCCTTCGCAGATTCGGCTTGCACAGATTCGGACGGGGCGGCAAGATACGCCCGCACGGTCAAAAGCGCTGCAAGATCGTACACGTTTTTCGCGCTGGCTTCGCCACGCAGCGACTTTTCAATCTCGCTCTCCACCCAGCTCAGCGTTATCATGCCGCCGCCCTCCTTATGCCTTGTACATGTCCAGCAGACGGCGCACGTCTGCCGCCTCGTCGATCTGCTTCTCGTGCTCCCATTCCCACACGGCCCGCATGGAGGCGGGAGCCTCCGCACCAGAGCGCTCCTTCTGGTCGATCATTTCCACGGCGTGGCGGTGCAGCGCGTCCACATGGCCCAGCTCGTCCTGAGCGATGCGGGCATAGGTGGAGGCCAGCGCCGGGAACTGCTCCTTGTGCTTCACGGCTTCCTTAGCATAGCATTCCGCGTCTTCCAGCTTCGCGCCGATGTCGCGGATGATCTCTTTCAGCTCTTTCATTCCTCCGTCCTCCTTACGCCTGACGCAGCGCGTCCATGCTCCACAGGGTCACGGTGCCGGTGGCCTCTCCGTAGATATAGACCTGCACGGTGTGACCGCAGCAGCAATTTCCGGGCAGGCACAGCAGGGTCTCCAACGGGATCACGGTCAGACCCACGGCGGCGGTCACGGTGCGCAGCGTGTCCGGCAGGGGCACGCCATCCAGATACAGCTGGGCGCTGACCGTCCCGGCGGCGGTGGCGTTGACCTGTACATTCGCATTGACGCTGTACAGGCCCACGTTTCGGATGCGTGCGCCGCTGGACATGGGTTCCATGCTGCAGCCTGTGTCCACAAGGGCAATAGCGCCGGACAGGGCGGACGGGGTCGTGCTGATGGCCTGCGGAGTGCTTCCGCTGATGCGCATGGCGCTCTTCCGGCTGGGATTTTTCATGGTGTTGCAGTTACAAGCCATATTCTTGCTCCTTTCAATAAGCCCCGGCCAGCGATAGCCAGCCGGGGCGCGTCGCTGTTATAGCGTCATGAGATGATGTCAGCCGCAGCAACCGCCGCAGAAGGGGTTGTTGCCAGCGCTGTACGCATAGCTCATGGGGTAGCGCACCACGCCGCACATCTGCTGGGCCAGTTCCAGCCGGTTGATCTGCGCCGCCTGATCGGCGATCTGCCGTTCCAGCCCGGCCTTCTCCAGCGCCGCGAACTTGGCCTCAACGTTGGCGTTGATCGCGTCAATGCCCCGCTGCGTCTTGCAGCAGCAATCGGCGATCTGCTGGGCAAGCTGGTAATTCCCGCCCATGATCTGCTGATTGATACCGGCCTGACCCAAAGCGATCTCTTTTCCAAGTCCGGCAATGTTGCCCTGCATGTCGTAGCCCAGAGAGCAAATGCCGTTGCCCAGGTTGGTCAGTCGGTCGTTCACCTGCCCAAACTGCTGTCCGAAAAGGATCTGCTGCTGGCTGGCCGCCGTGGCGTACTGGCCGTAGTCGTTCGTATTGTTGCGGTTCCCATTCCAGCCCATCATGGAGAAAAGCAGGAACAGGATGATGATGATCGCCAGCACACCGCCGCCGCCGAACAGGCCGGTGCCCTCGCGGTCGCGGCCCATCACGGCCGCAATGTCCGCCAAAGAAAAGTTGGTATCCATAATATCGGTCTCCTCTCATATATTGCCAAACCGTCTGCGCACAACGGCTACAGCCTGATGCCAAACATCCGCAGAAGCCCCCGCACCTGCTGAGGGTCGTAGCCGTAGTCCTGGCTGATGCCCTCCACCGCCTGTTCCAGCGGCAGCTCCGCGTACTTGTCCCAGAATGCCTTGAAGTCCTTGTTTTCTTTCGCCATGTCCAGCGCAACGGCCCGCGCTCCGCGCTTATTGATGTCGCTGACGGTGGACTTCACCTTGTCCGCGGCCCCGGCAATGGACAGGAGCTTGCCGATCAGGCCGTTTCCTCCGCCGCCGCCGAAGAGACTGTCCAACGGGTTACTCATGCTCTTCCTCCGCCTTTCTGGCCGCCCGCTTTACCGGCTGGGCCGTCGCCGCTCTCAATACGTCCTCCACGGCATTCAGCCGTTTTTCCAGCGCCGCGAAGTCCTCCGGGCTGACGATGCGCTCCTTCGGGGGGATCGCACCCGGCTCCACCCGCTCGATGTGAAACATCTCGGTCTTGGGCGTGCCCATCATGTCAACGGACTTGGCGTAAATATAGGGGTCGGACGTGTCCCGCATCCAGCACACGCAGCCGGGAAGCACCTGCTGGGCCTTAGCGGCCTCATATCCGGCCACCTGCACCCAGTCAACATTGCTCTGGGTCTGCGGCGGCGAGGGCTGCGGCGCATACTGGGGCGCGGGCGGATAGCCCCGGTACGGCCCCTGACCGACCATCTGCATATAAGGATAGTTTTGCACGATATCGCCTCCTTGTACCTATATCATGGCACGGAGCGCGGCCCCGCGCCATGAAAGGAAGGGGCAAGTTTCGAGCAAAAAAAGAGCAAAAAAAGAACCGGGGAATCAATCCCCGGTTTTGATTGGCTTCAATAAATCTTCCATGGTACAGCCCAATACATGGGCGATGCGCTGCAAAATGATAGCGGACGGTTCCCTCTGGCCATGCTCCCATCGGGAGACCGCCAGCGGCTTGCATCCGACTGCTTCCGCCAGCTGGGCTTGGGTCAGCCCGGCGGCGATCCGGGCGGCGGCGATGGGACTTTGTGCGCCACGGGAGCGGGGACTAGTTCTGGGCATGGGATTCCTCCTTCATTTCGATTCCGAGCACTTCTTGGAGCTTTTTCAAATTTTGAGGATTCGGGGAACGGCGTCCGCTCTCCCAGCGAGCAACAGCATCGCCCCCACACCCAATCAATTCTCCCAATTCCTTTTGCGTTAGCCCCATCGCAAGCCGGGCGCGGGCTATGTGGTTTTCCGCATAGCCGCTGCGCAAGACCGGTTTCTTATCGATCGGAAGCAAGCCCGATTTTTTCCGTGTACGCCATTTTAAGATTCTTTCGGCATTTTTTGATTTCGCCCCTGTCACATAACTGCCTTTGGAGTAAGGCAGATTGGCCTGTACGGTTTTCGCGGAAATGCCGAGATATTCGGCGATTTCCTTCACCGTCATGCCCATCAGGCATAGACGGGCAACCTCTTTTGTTCGCTCCGACGGGTAGATTCCGTTGGAGATCAGGACGCGCCGAACCGTCTGCTTCGACAATTTTAACTTTCGCGCGGTCTCATTCATGCTTTTGGTGGCCGCATATTTATCGAGGATATCTCTTTGCTTCATGGTTTCCCCCCTTGACTTTGCTGGGACGATATGTTATAAAAGACTTGTCTCTCACAGAGAGCGGATCAAAATAGCAACTTGCTGATGGATTCGGCGAGAAAGAGCGCGCAAGCGCTCTTTTTTATTCGCCCAACAGCTGGTCGATTTCCGCGAGGCGGGCCAGCAGCGCTTGTTTTTCTGCGATCAGCTTTTCACGGTCGATTTTTACGCCGCCCTTAATATGGGCTTTGTACGCCGCGTCAGTATTGGCGATCACATTTTCCGCGACAGCCTTGGGGACGCGGTAAACCTCGCAAACGCTTCCTTCCGGGATGCAGGTGCTCCAATTTTTCACGCTTCCGCAGCTTTCGGGGGCTCCGGCGATAAAGGCCACATCATCCCCGACTCTGGCTCCGCTGTCACGACCGAAAGCTGCGGCGATGGTTTTTCCCGCGATTGTAATCGGGCCTTGGGCCTTGACCATCTCGGCGCGGAACTCAAGGACAAGGGTCACGGTTTCGGCGGCTGGGGCCTCATCCGTCTCCCCATAAACTTCCATCATGGCTTTCCGGGCCGCTTCCAGCGCATCGGCCTTGATCGCCCAGCGGCGGTAACCAGCGTCCCATTTTCCACCGATCAATTTAATGCGGCTGACAAAATCAGCATTGTAGGGGCTGGCAATGTAGATTTTTTCGCCTTTAGTTTCAATTCTGATCGCGCTCATGATTCTATCTCCTATCGCCCGGCAGCTTATTCCGCCCGCGGCTTCTTCTTGATTACGATATTATTATATATCTTTTTGGATAAATAGTCAATAGGAATATATAATTTTCTGTAAAAAAATT